GTAGTAGTAGCATTTGGAACACTTTTTAACCAAATTCAACTTACAAAAAAGGACGCTAACGGTAATGTTACGCAGTCCATGAAAGTACCTCTTGCATATGGGCCAAAACAGAAGTGGTTGTCAAGATTGACAGAAGACCCTAACCTTGCAAAAAAGGTAGCAGTTACACTTCCTCGTATTGGGTTTGAGATTTCTGGTTTGACATATGATGTAACTAGAAAACTTAACAAAGTAATGAAGGTTAAGAAGGTAACAGATGGCACAGACAATGAGCAATTAAAGTCTGGGTTCATGCCTGTTCCATATAATGTTGATTTTGAATTGTATGTGATGGCAAAAAATTCAGATGATGCACTACAAATTGTAGAACAGATTCTTCCATACTTTCAACCAGAATATACAGTAACTTTGAGAGAACTTCCAGAGTTGGAAATTATTCGTGATGTTCCAATCGTATTGAATAGTATTTCATATGAAGATGATTATGAGGGTGACTTTACTAGTAGACGCTCAATCATATATACTCTAGCATTTACTGCAAAATATTATCTATATGGGCCTGTCACTTCTACCAATATTATTAGAAATGTTCAAGTGGATCAGTATGCAAATACTCCAGTTAATGCGCCTACAAGAGAACAAAGATATACAGTTGCACCAACACCAACAAATGTTGCCGCTTCTGATTTTGATCCAGACGATGATAACTTTGGATTTAATGAAACGACAAGTTTCTTTGAGGATGCAAAAGATTATAATCCTGTAACTGGACAGGATGAATAAATAATAGAAAAGAATTCCTAAAGGAAGAAAGTAAATGGCAATTAGACAAGTTATATCAAGATCTATTGGGGTTGATGTCATTGCAGCAGAAGATATTGCTGCAAATGCTATCACCGCAGCAGAGATTCAAGATGGTGTGATTAGTGGTGCAGAACTCACTACACCATTTAATTATCAATCTGGACTTTTGTATCTAGATACTGTTAATAGTAGAGTTGGCATTGGAACTACAGGCCCAGCGTATGATTTTGAAGTTGAGAATTCAGCAAATGTAGAAATTATGGCAACCACTACAACTGGAAATTTATCTGGTGGTATCCAAGCACTTCAAAATCAATCTATCAGATTAGGTTCTGTCACAAATCACAACACTGAAGTGGTTTCAAACAATTCTGTGGCAATGTGGATATTACCAACTGGTCATGTTGGAATAGGAAATGACACCCCATCAGTATTTAATTCTCAAGGCAATAGACTTGTCGTGGGTGACGGATCTGGCGATGAGGGAATAACAATTTACTCTGGTTCTGGAACTGGTGATACTGGAAATATTTTTTTTGCAGATGCTAGTTCTGATCCAGATTGGGTTCGTGGTGGAATAACATACGATCACGGCACTGATCAAATGAAACTTAGAGTTAATGATGCGAACAGACTAGAAATTAATAGCAGTGGTTATGTCGGCATTGGAGAATCTAACCCAACTTCACCACTTCATGTTGCAACAGCCTCAGCACAAAGAGTAGCAACATTTATTTCAACATCCCATGATCCTCAAATTTATCTTGGTGATGCTGCATCTTCTGATAATGCAATTATTTTGGGTTATGATAGAGCAGATAATAGAGGTTACTTAACAGTCGCTGGTGATGGAGATAATGTATTTACAATAACTAATGGTGGAAATATTGGTGTTGGTATTGCTAGTCCAGCATCAAAACTTCAAGCATATCATTCTACCACACTACAAGCAAGAATTTGTGATCAGAGTGTTAATGGTCATTACTTTGAAGCTCAATCATTTGATGGAACAGATGCTTTTACAATTTATCAAAAACACGGTTCTACTTCAAGTAGAAACTCATTTATTGTTAAGGATAATATTACTACAGGAAGAACAGCATTTGCTGTAAGAAGTGACGGTCAGGTTCTGGTAGGAACAACATCTACTACTCCAAACCCTGGCATCTCTTTACAAAGAGGTGGAACTATTGGTATAGGTAATTCAAATGGAAATAGTGGCACTAGTTTCATAGAGTTCAGACGCAATGCTACCCAGATTGGTTCTGTTACTCAAAACGGAACAGGTAGTGTTAGTTTTAACACCTCATCAGACTACAGACTAAAAGAAAATGATGTAGATATTGAAGATGGTATTGATTTAATTAAATCTTTACGGCCTATTAGATATAATTGGATTAATGATCCAGAAGAAACAGTAATGGGATTTTTTGCCCATGAAGTTTCAGAGGCTGGAATTCCACAAGCTGTTACAAGAGATAAAGATGAAGTTGATGAAGATGGAGAAATTGTTCCACAACAACTTGATCAATCACAATTAGTTCCAGTTTTAACTGCTGCACTGAAATCTGCAATTGCAAGAATTGAAGAACTTGAGACTAGACTTACTGATGCTGGACTTTAATAGTCCACATAAATAATACACAATCACATAATGGAGTGAAAATACTATGACTGAAGAAACTAAAAAAATGATTAATATTGATGGTGTTGATTATGCTATTGATGACTTGGATGAAAAGACTATTAAAGTAATTAACAGTCTTGCAAAGTCCAATCAAATAGAAGCGGACTTGTCCTTTGAAATTGAACAACTCAGAGTTGCGAGACAAGTTTTGTTTGATGAACTAAAGGGTTTGCTTCCACAAAAAGAAGAAGCAGATGAGCAATCAGACTGATATTTTGGATAATGTTTTAGGTATTACAGAGCCGGTGGAGATGGTGACTAGAGAAGTATCTCCACCTAAACCTGTTATTGTTCCCGAAACAAAACTAAATGATGAAGATGTTGACAACGATTATAAATATCAGCGAGAGAATTTTTATAATCTGATTGAAAGAGGACAAGATGCAATTGATGGTATTCTTGACCTTGCAAGAGAATCAGAACACCCTAGAACCTATGAGGTTGCTGGGAACTTAATTAAACAGGTTGCTGAGGTTACAGAAAAACTTGGTGACTTACAGGCAAAGATGAAGAAACTCAAAGAAGTTCCCAACTCTGCGCCACAAAATGTAACTAACGCATTATTTGTTGGTTCTACTGCTGAATTACAAAAGATGTTAAAGGGAAAAAACTAAGATGCCATTAACCAGAATTAAAAATACGGCAATCGGTGACGGTGGTATTTCAACCGCAAAACTTGCTGATGGTGCTGTTACTACTGTAAAACTTGGTAATGACTCAGTAAACAGTGCAAAAATTGGTGTAGATGTTATTGCTGCAGTTGACTTGGCGGCTAACTCTGTAGAGACTGCCGAAATTAGTGCTGGTGCTGTTACTGGAGCAAAATTAGCTAATAATCTAGATTACGATTCTGGACTTCTCTACCTAGACAGCACAAATGATAGAATAGGCATCGGCACAACATCCCCACAAGAAAAACTTCAAGTTAGTGGTGCATTAACATCAACTGGAGCGGCAATCAACACACCCGCTAGTTCTACAACAATAGATATAACTGGTAGTAATGTGTCTAGATTTATTAGTGCTGGGCCAGATTCATCAACAGTTGGATCGATAGCACTGAACTCTGAGTCAGATAATGCTTCAATCGTATATCAACCATTTCATTCAGATGTTTCTGGAAATGTGTCTCTTGGTTCACGACCTGTAGCTATTCCAGTATCTATAGATTCTAGTCTTGCTGGAATAGCTGTAAATTCTTCTGGTTCAGTTGTAAATATCAACAATCCAGGCAATGGTGCAACTCTTAAATTAACTGATCCTGCTGCTGGTGCAAACAGAGGGTTTGCAATGAGCCTTCAAAATGTCACTGCAATTGTTAATAACTCAGAAGCAGGCCCAATTGTATTTGGCACTGGTAATACTGAAAGAGCAAGACTTACTAATACAAATCAAACACAACTTTCTTTGTATAATACATCACCTCCTGCTACTGGAACAGCATCTCTTGTTGCTGGTGACAGAACAATTTTAGGTGATGTTGTAACTTATCAATCTCTTTATTCAAACAATGCATATTATGATGGCAGTAATTGGAGATATTATCGAAATGATGAGTATAGTTCTATCAGAATGTTTGATGGAAAAATATTCTTCCACACTGGTAATGCTGGAACAGCTGGTAATGTAATCTCAAATATGGATGGATATGAAAGAAGGGTTACTATTGATGGAACACAAAATGGTGGATCGAGTAGAACTCAAATGTATATTGAAGATTCTTATCTAGTATCTCATGCCAGAAATGTTTATTTTGCTGAAAATTCAACTCCACAGTTTGTAACTACTGGTTGGGTTGATACCGCTCTATCATTAAACAATGTCTTTATTCCTAATCATGTCAGAGTGATGCCATTCTGGTTATATGGAGTATTCAGAAATAATGGAATGTCCAGCCTTAATCATACAGGATTTAGATTAAGAGTTACAGGTGGTTCGATTTCTGGAAGTGCATATATTGGAGATGGTAGTTGGGGATTTGGTATTCATCAATTGGTTGGGCCCACCATGGGAACTAACTGGAATACATTTTGCAATCATGTAAACCTGTTAGATTTTGATGTAAATAATAACCAAGCAGGATTAACGGCCGGTTCAACTTATAATTTCACTGTCCAAGTAAAAGATGCGTTTACCAATGGTAGTGATTTGATTATTGCTGGTGAAGCCGGTGGTGGTCAGGCAACTTACGCACCATTTCACTGCACATTAATTATTGTATAGGGGTTAATAGAATATGTTTAGTATTATAGATATGATTCATTACGCTAAAAAAACACATAATGTAAATATAAATTTTACAATTGTTGGCGATCCAGATGAAATTACTAGTAATGAAGCTTTCAGGGAAAAAGTTAAATGGCTTGATGGAGTTGACATTGACGGAAATCAAACTTTCCTAGACTACTCTCCATTGTCTTATGAACAAGTTATAGAAAATTACGATCTATCTAAAAGACAAAAAATTATTGATAATATCAGAGAACAAAGAAATAAAAAACTTGCTGAAAGTGATTGGATGGCAAACTCTGATGTAACTATGAGTGATGAATGGAGAACCTATCGTCAAGCTCTAAGAGATATTACAGATAATCTAGGAGATCTTTCTGATGTTCAGTGGGATGATTTTGGTAATGTAGAGGAAAGTTCTGTCGGATGGCCGACAAAACCATAAAACCATGCTATGTCAAATTATGATCACTATCTTGGAAATCCACTTTTAAAAAAATCTAATGTTCCTGTAGAGTGGACAAAAGAACAAATTATAGAATATCAAAAGTGCATGGAAGACCCACTGCACTTTATTCAAAATTACATTAAGATTGTTTCTTTGGATGAAGGGTTAGTTCCTTTTAAAATGTTCCCATTTCAAAAAGATATGGTGGGAACAATTCACAATAATCGTTTTACAATATGTAAAATGCCTAGACAGAGTGGTAAATCTACTACTCTGGTATCTTATATTCTACATTACATTCTTTTTAACGCAAACATGAATGTTGCAATTCTTGCCAACAAAGCTTCTACTGCAAGAGATATTCTTTCACGACTTCAACTCGCATATGAAAACCTTCCTAAATGGTTACAACAAGGAGTTATGTCTTGGAATAAAGGTTCTCTTGATTTGGAGAATGGTTCTCGTGTAGTTGCATCATCCACATCATCATCTGCTGTTCGTGGTGGTTCTTATAACATGATCTTCTTGGACGAATTTGCATTCGTTCCAACTAATGTTGCAGAAGACTTCTTTAGTTCTGTGTATCCTACAATTTCATCTGGTAAGTCTACAAAGGTTATTATTGTATCTACACCAAACGGTATGAATCTATTCTACAAGTTATGGGTGGATGCAGAGAACAAAAGAAACTCTTATAATATTATTGATGTTCATTGGAGTGAAGTGCCTGGCCGTGATGACAAATGGAGACAGGAGACTATTGCAAACACCTCAGAAGAACAGTTCAGAAGAGAATTTGAATGTGAGTTTTTAGGTTCTGCAAATACTTTGATTGCTCCTGCAAAGATTAAGTCTATGGCATTCCTAAATCCTATTCAGTCAAATGCTGGATTGGATATGTATGTAAAACCCAAAGAGGGTTCAACATATGTTGTAGTTGCTGACGTTGCAAGAGGAACAAACAATGATTATTCAGCATTTATCGTATTTGATGTATCTACAGTTCCTTACAATATTGTTGCAAAATATCGTAATAACGAAATCAAACCTTTACTTTTTCCTAACATTATCTATGATGTTGCGAAAGCATACAACCAAGCATATATTCTAGTTGAAGTAAATGATATTGGTGAACAGGTTGCAACTGCACTACAGTTTGACTTAGAGTATGAGAACCTTATTATGGCTTCCATGCGTGGGCGTGCGGGTCAGGTGGTTGGCGGCGGGTTCTCTGGTGGAAAAGCACAATTAGGTGTGAGAACCACTAAGGCTGTAAAGAGACTTGGATGTTCTAACCTTAAACAGATTGTTGAGACAGATAAGATAATTATCAATGATTATGATTTAATAAACGAATTCTCTACATTTATTCTTAAAGGACAATCCTTTGAGGCAGAAGAAGGACACACTGATGACCTTGCTATGTGTTGTGTATTGTTTGGATGGTTGATAGAACAAACCTACTTTAAAGAGTTGACAGATGATGATATTCGTGCTAGAATGTATCACGAACAACAACATCAACTAGAACAAGACATGGCTCCATTCGGTTTTATTGATGATGGTGTAAATGATTATGGAGAAACTATTATAGATGAATATGGAACTCGTTGGAGCCCAGTAGTTCGTTCTTATAATTCCGATTGGTAGAAAACTTTAAAACCCTACATAATATCAATAATATCGTTCTCTAACTTTAGAAAGCAGTTTGCACAAACGACTTTGGATTGATTTATTAAACCTACAACTTCGGTTCTAGATTCTTCATTCAATCCTTTTCTTTTTGTTAGTTTACGGATTTCCCTCTCGTGAGGGTGAAATTGGAGACAGGCGGTTTCAGATTCCCCACAGTAACCACAGACTTTGTTACCAAGATATTGATTAACCCATATCTTGCGTTTCCTGTAGTTTCTTTGGGATACCTTCTTTATGGTGCTTTTGTATTTCTGATAATGCTCCGACATACATTTATTTATGTGCTGCCTAACCTATAAAAAATGGTGTGAAGAATACCCTTTTTATAAATATATTCGTAAGTTTGAGGAAACACAAACCTATTATAATGAATCCATAAAGGAGAAACAGAGATGGCATTTCAAGTATCCCCTGGCGTTCTCGTTAAAGAGATTGACTTGACCAATGTTGTTCCTGCTGTTGCAACTTCAATCGGTGCGATTGCTGGTGACTTTTCACAAGGCCCAGTAGAAGAAATCATTCCGATTGGTTCAGAAGCAGAACTTGTTCAAGTTTTTGGTAAACCTAACTCAACTAACTTTGAGTCTTGGTTCACCGCCGCCAACTTTCTTCAGTATACCAATGGCCTTCGTGTTGTTCGTGCAGATACCGCTGCAGTCAACGCTACGGCTGATGGAACTGGTCTGAAGATTAAGAATAATGATGATTATGAAAACAATTATGCTGCTGGACAAGGTTCAGTAGGAAACTGGGCTGCAAAGTTCCCAGGCACATATGGTAACGCTCTTGGCGTATCAATTTGTGCATCTGCGACTGCATACGAACAAACAACCACTTCATTGACAGATGGTGCTCTTGCAGTTGGTGACACAACAGTCACAGTTGATGATGGAACAGAGTTTCTTGTTGGTGACATCGTATACCTCCAAGAAGCTGACGGACAACAGTATGAAGTTACTGGAATTTCAACAAATGACCTAACAGTTCGTCAACTAGACAACCCTAACGGTGGTGGTATTAAATCTATTATCGCTGACGGAACTGCAATTCGTAGACGCTGGAAGTTCTATGACTTATTCGATGGTGCGCCTGGCACATCAACATGGGCAACATCAAAAGGAATTTCTGGTGATGAGATGCACATTGTTGTATTCGATTATACTGGTGGTCTAACAGGTTTTGATGCAGATCTTGCTGGTCAAAGAGGAAATGCTGTAATCGAAACATTTGCTTTCGTTTCACAGGCTGCTTCTGCTAAAACACCACAAGGAAGTTCAAACTTTTACGCAAATGTTGTAAATGTTGGTTCTAACTATGTTCGTTGGATGGATCACGATGCATCCCTAACAAATGCTGGAACAGACATTACTTCTGGTTCTACATATGCTTCTGGTTCTGGTGATGCTGGTGTTCTAACATCTTCACTTTCTGGTGGAACAGATGATACACCTACAATCGGTGAACTAGATACTGCATATCAATTGTTTGCAGATCCAGATACAACAGACATCAACCTAGTAATGGCAGGTTCTTGTCCTACTGGAACAGATGGTGTTACACACGCAACCATGATTATCGACCTTTGTGAAGGACGTAAGGATTGCGTAGGTTTCATTTCACCTCGTAGAGCTGATGTGGTTGGTGTTACAAGTGGTATTACACAAACAAATAATGTTAAAGGGTTCTTCGATCAACTCGCAAGTTCTTCTTATGCAGTATTTGACAGTGGATACAAATATATGTATGACAGATACAATGATGTCTACAGATTTGTTCCATTGAACGGTGATATTGCTGGACTTGCTGCAAACACAGACAATGTTGCAGACCCTTGGTTCTCACCAGCGGGTTACAACAGAGGACAAGTTCGTGGTGCAGTTAAACTTGCATTCAACCCAACAAAAGGACAAAGAGATATTCTTTATCCTGCTCGCATTAATCCTGTATGCACATTCCCTGGCCAAGGCACAGTTCTCTTCGGAGACAAGACTGCGCTTTCTAGACCAAGTGCATTTGACAGAATTAATGTTCGCAGATTGTTCCTTGTTCTTGAGAAGGCAATTGCAACCGCTGCTAAGTTCCAACTGTTTGAATTCAACGATCCATTCACACAGGCACAGTTTAAGAACTTGGTAGAACCATTCTTGAGAGATGTTCAAGGACGGAGAGGTATCACAGACTTTTCAGTAATTTGTGATGAAACAAATAACACTGGTGAAGTAATTGATAGAAATGAGTTTGTTGGTGACATTTACATCAAACCTGCTCGCTCAATCAACTACATCACACTCAACTTCATTGCAGTGAGAACTGGAGTGTCGTTTAGTGAGATAGGAGGATAATCATGGCTAGTATTGACGACTTCAAGGCAATGATCGCTGGTGGCGGCGCTCGTGCTAACCAATATCGTGCTATCTTAACGACTCCAAACACAATCTTTACTGGTTTGGACTCTGCTAGAACATCGTTTTTGGTAAAGGCAACTTCATTGCCAGGACAAACAATTACAGAAATCCCTGTAAACTTCAGAGGAAGACAACTATTCCTTGCTGGTGACAGAACATTTGAAACATGGACAACCACAATCATTAACGATACGGACTTTATGGTGCGTAACGCTATGGAAAGATGGATGAACGGTATCAATGATCTAGATGAAAATACTGGACTTAACGATGTCAGCGATTATGTTGCACAAATGACAATCCAACAGTTGGACAGAGATGACCAAGTGTTGAAACAGTATATTCTTAGAAACTGTTGGCCAACAGTAGTTGCTCCAATTGAACTTTCTTACGATACCGTAAGTGAGGTAGAGACCTTTGATGTAACTTGGCGTTATACGCACTTTACATCTGTTGGTGTCTAATCCAGTTTTACAATCCGACTAAATAGTTGGGTAAAACTAGGAGAACTATAGTATGGCTGAACTTTTTGGTTTCAGAATCACAAGGGCGAATCAGAGTGGGAGTAGTGATGGATTCACTGCTCCCTCTACTGACGATGGCACACTTGACATTGTATCGGGTGGTGGACACTATGCGTCTATCCTTGATATGGATGGCCGTGATCGGAATGAACTTGACTTAATTCGCAGATATAGAGATATTGCACAACAACCAGAGTGTGATAGTGCGGTTGAAGATATTGCGAATGAAGCGATTGTCTCTGATGAAAGAGGACAATCAGTATCTATTTCCCTCGACAGACTAGAACTTTCTGCAAATATCAAATCGAAAATCAGAGATGAGTTCGATGAGGTATTGCGTTTGCTCGACTTTAATGCAAAAGGACATGACATCTTTAGAAGATGGTATGTTGATGGACGCATTTACTATCATAAAATTATTGATACAAAGTCACCAAGAAAAGGTATTAAGGAAGTAAGATATATCGACCCTCGCAAGATTAAAAAGGTGAGGGAACAAAGAAAAGAAAAAGATCCAAAAACTGGTTTGGATTTAGTTAAAAAGATTGAGGACTTTTATCTATACAATGATAAAGGACTTGATCAAAACACAGGAACATCCAGTGGTATTAAGATTACTGCTGACTCAATAACATATTGTCCTTCTGGACTTGTAGATATGCACAAAGGAACTGTGCTTTCTTATCTACATAAAGCGATCAAACCTGTCAATCAGTTGCGTATGATTGAAGATGCGTTGGTTATTTATCGTATCTCTCGTGCGCCTGAGCGTAGAATTTTCTACATTGATGTTGGTAACTTGCCTAAAGTAAAGGCAGAAGCATATCTTAAAGATGTGATGAATCGTTATAGAAACAAGTTGGTGTATGATGCACGAACTGGTGAAATTCGTGACGATAGAAATCATATGTCAATGTTGGAAGATTTCTGGCTACCTCGTAGAGAAGGTGGTAGAGGAACAGAGATTACTACTCTGCCGGGCGGTTCAAACTTGGGAGAGATTGATGACATAAAATACTTCCAACAGAAATTGTATCGTTCACTTAATGTTCCTATCTCAAGACTAGAAGCAGAAAACTCATTCTCTATTGGTCGTTCTGATAACATTACTCGTGACGAATTAAAGTTTACTAAATTTGTCCAAAAACTTCGTAAAAAGTTTACAGTAATGTTTATGGATATGTTGAGAACACAACTTATTCTAAAAGGCGTTATTGCAGAAGAAGAGTGGAATACAATTAAAGAACATCTTCAATTTGACTTCATGCAAGATGGACACTTTACTGAGCTAAAAAATGCAGAAATTTTACAGAACCGCATTGATATGTTGGGTCAGATTGAAAGTTATGTAGGAACATACTTCTCTAAAGAATATGTGAGAAAGAATGTTCTAAGAATGTCTGATGAAGAGATTGAAGAAATTGACAACCAGATTAAGGATGAGTCAGGCGGAGATATGGGTGCTGATCCAATGGGTCAGGATGATGGTATGTTCGCACAGAATGATCCAACAAAAGGAGATAAATGATGGAAAATATAGTAAGAGATTTTGTAGACTCTATTGCAAATGGTGATAACCTTGCCGCAGAAACACACTTTAATAATGCTCTTGCAGCTAAAGTTGGTGATGCACTAGAAACAAAAAGACAAGATGTTGCGAAAACATTCGTTACACATCATATTCCAGAGGTAGAAGAAGATAGTGAGTAAGACGATTTCTGAACTCTATAAAGAGTTACCAGAAAAAGATGAGCATAAGACATCTAAGGAGTATAAGAAATTATCTCCTAAGATGAAGAGTGCTGTTGATGCTATTTTTAAGGAAATGGAGTCTAAACCTTCAGATTTCCTAAATACTTTTGACAAAACTATAAATAGTGTTTCAAAGAAGTATAAAGTTCCGCCAAATAAGTTGATGGACTACTTTGAGGCAGAAGTATTATCAATTTAGGAAAAGTAAAATGCAAGTAAAGGGAACAGCAACCGACCTCGCAACTGGAACTACAAAATTTGTAGATGATGCGGCGGTGTGGGTATTTAACACTGGTTCTGCACAAGTAGTTACAGTCCGTAATGCTGCTGACGATGGTGATGTTGGCACAATTTATGTGGGTGCTGGAGCTGGTATTGTAATTCATATGAATACTGGACAAGGACTTCGTGGTGCATCTACCCTAAAGGGAACAGCAATCACAAATGCGGGGTATTAAGATATGAAACTTATTGCAGAACAGATACAAGAAGTAGAATACATCGTTGAAGAAAAAGACGGTGGTGGAAAGGATATGAAGATTCGTGGAATCTTCATGCAGGCAGACATGAAAAACCGTAATGGTCGTGTCTACCCAATGAACGTGTTGACAAAAGAAGTTGCACGTTATAACAAAGAATTTGTTGCTGAAGGTCGTGCTTTCGGGGAACTTGGACATCCAGAAGGCCCCACTGTCAATCTTGACAGAGTATCGCACATGATCACAAAACTGGAAGCGGATGGAAAGAACTTTATTGGTGAGGCGAAACTGCTCTCTACTCCAATGGGGGAAATTGCGAAAGCACTAATCAAAGATGGTGGTAAACTTGGTGTCTCTTCAAGAGGCATGGGTTCACTTGAAAATAGAGGTGGTGCAAACTATGTGAAAGATGATTTTTATCTTGCCACTGCGGCAGATATTGTTGCAGACCCTTCTGCACCTCAGGCCTTCGTTGAAGGTATCATGGAAGGTAAAGAGTGGGTTTGGGATAACGGACTACTTAAAGAAGTAGAGATTCAAAACATCAAAGATGAGATTAATGAAGGTGTAAGACGCCGAAACGACAAAGTTTCCGCACTTGCATTTGCAAAGTTCTTGTCAAAACTTTAATCATTATAAATATGTTAAGATAACAACTCAAGGAGAAAATCCCAATGTCAGATCTAGACAAGACAATTGAGGAACTAGAAGCAGAAGTTGCTGCGGAGCTTGAAGAAGCTGCACAGGATGCCCCAAAAAAGGGTGCTGCTAAAGGTGACTCAATGGAAAAAGTAGAGGGTGAAGTCCAAGACTTGGGTGGTGCCGGTGCTAATACACCAGAAGAGGAGTCTGCTTCAGCAAAATCTGCTGATAAGATGAAAAAAGCTTCTGATGCACAAACCAAAGGTGCTGCCGGAGAACAGGGCGGTGAACCGTCTGCTACTAAAATCCAAGAACCTCTTGCTGCTGGCGATCAAGTTGATCACAATGGCGAGGAACTAGAAGAAGCTCGTATGACAAAAGAGATGATGAAAGCTGAAATGCAGAAGAAGATGGAAAGCATGAAAGCCCAAGATCTCAAGGCTGCATACGAAGCAATGTGTAACGGTGAAGGTTATGGTGAAGAGAAAGAAGAAGAGGCTGCAAAAGTCGATGAATCTACTCTTGATGAAAGACTTTCATCTGTAGATGTATCTGAAGATGTTTCTGCACTTACAGAAGGTGAAGATCTATCTGAAGAATTCAAAGATAAGGCTGCTACAATTTTTGAAGCTGCTGTTAAATCTAAACTTCGTTCTGAAGTCGAAAGAATTGAGATGTCAAAAACTCAAGAAATCGCTGAAGAAATCAATAGAGTGCGTGATGAGTTGACTGAAAAAGTTGACGCATACATGAACTATGTTGTAGAAGAGTGGATGAAAGAGAACGAAATTGCAATCGAAAGAGGTCTCAAAGGCGAGATTGCTGAAGATTTCATTTCTGGCCTTAAATCTCTCTTTGAAGAACATTATATTGATGTTCCAGATGAGAAATATGACCTACTAGGAACTCAGTCTGAAAAGATTGATGAACTAGAGGCAAAACTCAATGAACAAATTGAAAAGACTGCTGCTATTAAGAAGCAGAACGATCAACTAGTTCGTGAGAGTGTCTTCGCAGAAGTTGCTTCTGACCTTGCTGATACAGAGGTAGAGAAGTTTAAATCTCTTGCAGAAGATGTAGACTTTACTGATGAAGATACTTTCAGAAGTAAACTTGACACGCTTAAGGAAAGTTATTTCCCAAAAGCAACAACTGTCGCTGAATCTGTAGATTCCGAATCAGATGGTTCTGAATCTTACGATACAACTGGTGCTATGGCTGCTTACATGAGTGCCATTAGTAAAAATGTAAAGCGAGCTAAAAACTAAGGTTTTTATAAATATTATTAGAAAACTCAACAAGGAGAAATAGAAATGTTCCAAACAGAACATCTACAGGAAAAGTGGCAGCCAGTCCTAGAGCATAACGATCTTCCAGAGATCAAAGACTCTTATCGTAAGGCTGTAACCACTGTTATCCTAGAAAACCAAGAAAAAGCACTTCGTGAAGATAGAGGTTTCCTCGGCGAAGCTGCACCAACTAACGCAACGGGCGGTTCTGTTGATAATTGGGATCCGATCCTAATTTCACTAGTAAGACGCTCAATGCCAAACCTCATCGCATATGATGTTGCTGGTGTTCAACCAATGACAGGCCCAACTGGACTAATCTTTGCGATGCGTTCACGCTACACATCACAAGCTGGCACAGAAGCAATGTTCAACGAAGCTGACACTGACTTCTCTGGAACTGGAACTCATGCAGGCACAAACCCTGCTGTTCTTAACGATGCTTCTCCAGGCACATACACCAATGGTACTGGTATGACAACCGCTGCTGCAGAAGCACTTGGTGATTCTGCTGGTAACTCTTTCGCAGAAATGGCATTCTCAATCGAGAAACAAACTGTTACTGCAAAGTCTCGTGCCCTAAAAGCAGAATACACAATGGAACTTGCACAAGACCTTAAAGCAATTCATGGTCTTGACGCTGAGACAGAACTTGCAAATATCCTTTCTGCTGAAATTCTTGCAGAAATCAACCGTGAAGTTATTAGAACAATCTATGTAACTTCTAAGAAGGGTGCTCAGAACGATACTGCAAACGCTGGTATCTTCGACATGGATGTTGACTCAAACGGCCGTTGGTCAGTTGAGAAGTTCAAAGGACTTATGTTCCAAGTTGAGAGAGATGCAAACGCAATCGCTCAAGAAACTCGTAGAGGAAAAGGTAACACAATCATCTGTTCGTCTGACGTTGCGTCTGCTCTTCAGATGGCTGGTGTTCTTGACTACACCCCTGCTCTTAACAACAACTTGAATGTTGACGATGCTGGTAACACATTTGCTGGTGTTCTTAACGGACGCTACAAAGTGTATATCGACCCATATTCTGCAAACTCTGCTGATAAACAGTTCTATGTTGTAGGATATAAGGGAACTTCCCCTTATGATGCAGGTCTTTTCTACTGCCCATACGTTCCACTACAGATGGTTCGTGCGGTTGGTGAAAACACTTTCCAGCCTAAGATCGGATTTAAGACACGTTATGGTCTAACTGCAAATCCTTTCGCACAGGGAACAACTGCTGGACTAGGTGCTTTGACTGCTAACGTAAACACTTACTACAGAAAAGTTCAAGTTACAAACATTATGTAATCATAATAAGAAACTTGATTAAGTAGACTTGGGGCGGACTTCGGTTCGCCCCTTTTTTGTTTGGCGTTATAAATACTATAAAGGAAGAAAACTATGGTAGCAATTAACCCACTAGCGAGACAACCAAGTAACTTGGATTTTGCAAGTCCAAGTCAGTTTCGATTCAATATTATCAAAACTCCAAATGTAGAGTATTTTATTACATCTGTAAATATTCCTGGCATTGCATTTAGTGGTGATGCAGTATTGAATACAAGATATAAAGGTGTTCCTTTCATGGGAGATACCTTAGATTTTTCTCCACTAGAAGTAACATTTTTGATAAATGAAGATTTCTCTAATTATCGTGAAATTCATAATTGGATGACAGGAATCGGATTTCCAAAAACGCCAACACAATTTGCAACAGCTGTTGCAGAGGATGCTGGACTAAAACCATCAAACAAACAATTAACAAATCCATCTACACTAGTTTCTGATGCAACTTTAACTATCCTTACAAATAAGAATAATGCAGTTGCTAGGGTTAATTTTAAAGCAATTTACCCGACATCTCTAGGTGGTGTTCAATATAACGCACAAACTACGGATACAGAACAGTTGAGTGCAACAGTCACTTTTAGTTATGATTTGTATGAGTTTGAAGTTTTATAAATATAACTGAGCAGATACGGTGAACTTGAACAATCATTGTTTGAGTCTCCACTGCGAGATAATATAGGACAGCAAGTTCCAACCAATCTCTGCTCACCTTTTTATTATTAGGATGTGAATATATAATGACCTTAGAAGAACTGCAAAAAGAAGCAGAGAAAGATAGTCAGATTGATGACCTTTCTCTTGACATCGAATCCCTTAAAATCCCCAATCTAAAAAGCAAGTGGTTGAGATACCATAGTAACTGGTCACTTCTTGTTAAGAAAACAAAAGGTGACTTGAATGTTCTTAAACTTCAAAAGACAGAATATTATGGTGGTAAAGCTACTGCTGAGATTTATAGAGATAAACCATTCGACCATAAAGTATTGAAGGCAGATATACCTCTTTACTTGGATGGTGATGAAGATATGAACAATCTTAAAAACAAGATTGCATATTATGAACAATGTCTTTTCGTCTGCACTGAAGTTATTACTGAACTTACATGGAGACATCAAAACATTAAGAACTCTATTGATTGGAAGAGATTTACAGAGGGAACTTTATAATTGACTACCATCTCAAAGAAAAATGAAGTCTTTCTTAGAGTAGATACTGAAGCATCTACTGCTAGAGCTATATCTGACTTTTTTACATTTGAAGTTCCTGGCGCTCGTTTTATGCCTGCTTACAGGAATAGAATTTGGGATGGTAAAATTAGATTATTTTCTCCAGCAACAGGAGAACTTTATCTTGGATTACTTCCATATCTACAAAAATATTTGACAGATTATGAAGAAGAATTTACAATAAGTGAGGAACTAAAAAATGAAAAAACAATCGACAGACCAACTCTTGATGGATTCATTAGACAGCTTAGACTTCGATCCAATGGAAGAAATATCAAACCTCGTAATTATCAAATTGATGCCGTGGATTATGCTATCCGAAATCATAGGGCCCTTCTTCTTAGTCCTACTGCTTCTGGTAAGTCACTTATAATCTATATACTTGTTCGATATTATATGTTGCTTTTGCAAAAACAAGCAACAGATAAAATTCTCATTCTTGTTCCAACAACATCTCTAGTTGAACAGATGTATTCTGACTTTATTGACTATGGATGGCAAGAAGCTTATATGCAGAAGATTTACAGTGGACACGATAAACAAGTAACAAAACCAGTTGTTATATCTACATGGCAATCTATCTACAAGTTTCCTAAAAGTTATTTTGAACAATTCGGTTGTGTGATTGGTGATGAAGCACATCTATTCAAAGCAAAATCTCTGACATCTATTCTAACAAAACTTCATCTGTGCAAATACCGTTTTGGTTTGACAGGAACATTAGATGGAATGCAAACACACAGACTTGTTTTGGAAGGCTTGTTTGGAACACTAAATAAAGTTGTTTCCACAAAAGAGTTGATTGATGAAAAAACATTAGCATCGTTTAAGATCAAGTCTTTGATTCTCACATATCCAGAACATGAATGTAAACTTGTCAAGGATATGAACTATCAAGACGAAATAGATTTTATCGTTACCCATCCAAAAAGAAATGCTTTTATAAAAGACTTGACTTTGGCACTAAAAGGTAATACATTAGTTCTATTTCAATTTGTAGAGAAACATGGAAGTATTTTACATGATTTAATCAAAAACTCTACAGACAGGAAAGTATTCTATGTGTATGGAGGCACTGACACACAAACTCGTGAAGATATTAGAGCAATCACAGAAAATGAAAAAGACGCAATCATCGTGGCATCTTATGGCACGTTTTCTACTGGTATTAACATTCGTAACCTTCACAACATCGTGTTCTCAAGTCCAAGTAAGTCCAGAGTTAGAACGCTGCAATCAATTGGCCGTGGATTGCGCCGGAGTGAAACTAAAGATACCGCTACCCTCTTTGACATTGCAGATGATCTTACATACAAATCAAGGAAGAACTTCACTATCAACCACTTTTTAGAAAGAATAAATATCTATAATGAAGAACAATTTGATTATGAAATTAAAAGGATAAGAATTAAATGACAATAACAAAAATATTAAAGTTGTCAAGTGGTGAAGAGATTATATGTAACCTAGAAAATGATGAACAACACCCAACTTACCTTAGTATTTCTGATCCTATGAAAGTTCAGTCATATCCAAGAGCGACAAGGAATGGTATTGAAGAAGCTCTGACTCTTCAGAGATGGGTTCATTTTGCAGATAATAAAGTTTTTGATATTCCTAAAACTCAAGTCATTGTGATGGCCAATGCCTCCTATGGTTTATCAAAATTTTATGAATATTGTGTTAAAAAGATGAACCATGAAGAAAATGATGTTGTTCTACCAACAAGAAGAGATCTTAAAGAAATAGAAGAAGAAGAGTGGGATGAAGAGTTTGGTTCTCCAGACTCTAAGCTTATACATTAATCTATTATCAAACCCAGCATAGGTAATATACCTCTTTGTCAAGAGCTTGTCAATAGATTTTTGAAATTAAATTACTTCTTGACATCTGAATCAAGATATAGTATTATGTATCAATAAGTTGCAATAAAGGCAACCAAATATGTGGAGTTATTATGACTAAAAAACCAAAGGGAGCGCATTATGTCAATAATGCACAGTTCCTAGAAGCAATGAAAGAATGGAAAGAGCGTTGCAAGGAAGCAGAGGAACTAGGTGACCCACAACCACCAGTGACTAATTATATCGGAGAATGCTTCCTAAAGATTGCAAACCATCTATCATACAGACCAAATTTTATTAATTATACCTATAGGGAAGAAATGATTTCTGATGGGATTGAAAACTGTTTGCAGTATGCATCCAACTTCAACCCAGACAAATCAAAGAATCCATTTGCATACTTTACGCAAATTATCTACTATGCGTTTATTCGTAGAATTCAGAAAGAAAAGAAACAACAACATATTCGTCACAAAATTATTGAAAATATGAGTGTTGATGTTCTTGCGGCCGGTGAAGACATGGAACAAGGACAATTTGTTGAATATCTACAAAAGAACTTCCTACCAGATGAGGCAGTTTACAAACCTAAGAAGAAAAAGAAAACTGAACCAAAAGGCCTTGAAAAATTTTATGATGATGAAGGTGACGATATAAATGAAAATAGCGCTGATTACTGATACTCACTTTGGCGCCCGTAACGATAACCTAGCATTTAATGAATACTTCTACAAGTTTTGGGAAGAGACTTTCTTTCCTTATATTGAAGAACACGGTATTGATACGGTTATTCACTTGGGCGATGTTATGGATAGACGAAAGTTTGTCTCCTATAAGATTGCCAAAGATTTTCGTGAGCGGTTTGTCCAAAGGTTTGTAGACTTGGGGGTTACTGTCCATATGATGGTTGGTAATCACGATACATTCTACAAAAATACAAATGAAGTCAACTCTCTATCAGAACTGGTAGAGGGAAGATTCCCTAGTCTATATGTTTATCCAGAAGCTACAACAGTAGAGTTTGATGGAACGCCTATCTGTTTCTTGCCGTGGATTTGTTCTGATAACTATGCACACACAATGAATCATATCAAAGAAACCAAAGCACAAGTTGCAATGGGGCATTTAGAAATCAATGGGTTTGAAATGCACGCTGGACATTTTGCAGAAGGTGGATATGATAAAGGTTTTCTAAACAAGTTTGACACTGTATTCAGTGGACATTTTCACAAGAAGTCTGATGATGGACATATCTATTACTTGGGTAATACATATCAGATGACATGGAGTGACAATGGCTGTCCAAAGGGTTTCCATATCTTTGATACAGAGACACGAGAACTTGATCGTATTGTAAATCCATTCACAATCTTTGAAAAGGTTTATTATGATGACTCTAATGGTAGTTACGATACCTTTGATGTCTTGACATTGAACCAGAAGTATGTTAAGATCGTGGTTGTTAATAAAAAAGACATTTATCAGTTCGATAGGTTTATAGATAAAGTTCTATCTGAATCTGGAGCCCATGAGGTAAAGATTGTTGAGGACTTTAGTGAACTAGATGCGTCTAATGTTGATGATACAATTATTGAGAATGCAGAAGACAACATGACTCTAATCGAGCGTTATATTGATGAACTTGATGTTGACTTAGACAAAAAACGATTGACTAGTATGATGAAGTCATTGTATGTAGAAGCGAGTGATTTGGAACTTTGATTACCTTTAAATATGTGCGTTGGAAGAACTTTCTTTCAACAGGGAATAACTTTACAGAAATTCAGTTGGATAGAAGTCCAACTACTTTGATCATTGGTGAGAACGGTGCTGGTAAATCCACTATTCTGGATGCATTGTGTTTTGGACTGTTCAATAAACCGTTTCGTAACATTTCCAAGTCCCAACTTGTAAACTCTGTCAATGGTGGTTCAGCCATGGTTGAAGTGTGTTTCAATGTTGGTGGAAAAGAGGTTCGTGTATGTCGTGGTATCAAACCTAATAAGTTTGAAGTCTATGTAAATGACAACATGATAAACCAAGATGCAAATGCAAGGGATTATCAGAAGTATCTAGAACAACAAATTATGGGACTCAATTATCGTTCATTTACACAGGTTGTTATTCTAGGTTCTTCTACCTTTGTTCCATTTATGCAGTTGTCTACAAAGGCACGCCGTGAGGTTGTAGAGGATATTCTAGACATTAAAGTGTTCTCTTTGATGAACTTCCTATTGAAGAACAAAAACAAAGAACTTACAGAAGAAATTCGTAATGTGGAGTATCAATATGATTTGAACAAAGAGAAGATTGCACTTCAAGAAAAGTTTATTGAGGAAGTAATTAACAATAAGTCTGGAATTATTGCAGAAAACAAACAGAAGATTTTTGACAACAATTCTACAATTAGTTTTAAAAAAGATGACATCAAAGCACTTGAGATTGAATCTAATGAATTATCTTATGATGCAGAAGAAAAGGCTAAGATTGAACAAAAACTTAAAAAACTAAGTAAGACTGAAGCAGCACTTCAAAATAGAAAGGGTGAACATGACCGTCAGATCGAATTTTTCCAGAAAAACGATGAATGCCCGACTTGCGAGCAATCAATTACGGATGCAACAAAGCAGACGCAGATCGAATCTAGAAATGAAAAAGTCGGAGAACTTCAAACCGCTCTCAGAGATATTGAGAGAATGGAATCAGAAGAACAAGACAGACTCCAATCAATACTAGTAAACTTAGAAACTATTCGTAAGAATGATGTAGAGATTGCAAAGATTCGTGCATCTATTACAGAAATGGAAAAGTTTAATGCTAAGTTACAGAAAGATATTGAAACCTATGAAAAAGGTTCAGTATCAGATGAAGACAAAGAAAAACTGTCTGAATTAAAAGGACAGATTAAACTTATAAATGAACAACGCAGTAAGCTGAAGGAAGACCAGTTTTATATTGATGTAGCACGAAATCTTTTACAAGACAGTGGTATTAAAACTAAGATTGTAAAACAATACTTGCCAATTATGAACAAATTGGTAAACACATATCTATCCTCTATGGATTTCTTTGTCAACTTTAATATTGACGAAAACTTTCAAGAAACTATTAAGTCACGTTTTCGTGATGAGTTTTCTTATGCATCATTCTCTGAAGGTGAGAAGATGCGTATCGACTTGGCACTACTCTTTACATGGAGAGCTGTTGCAAAGATGAAGAACTCAACCAATACTAATCTACTCATTCTTGATGAAATCTTTGACAGTTCTTTGGATGGAGCTGGAACAGATGACTTCTTAAAGATTCTAAACACATTCCACGATCAGAATGTATTTGTGATTTCTCATAAACAGGATATGTTGTTTGATAAATTTAGAAGTATTATTCAGTTTAAGAAAGAAAAGAACTTCAGTCATTTGGTGGTATGATGGGAAAACGTAGTGAATTTGAAAGAAAACCAAGAGACTTCTATCCAACTCCATATGCAGCTGTAGAACCTCTTGTTGAACATCTACCAGAGTGGTTTACATTTATAGAACCATGTGCTGGTGATGGTAGACTTATAGAACATCTAGAAAAGAATGGTGGAAAATGCACACACGCATATGACATTGAACCGCAAAGTGAAAGAGTTATGATGTATGATGCTTTGTTATTAGAACAAATAGAAACACCATATATTATAACAAACCCGCCTTGGGATAGAAAAATACTTCATCCTATGATTGAAAAGTTTTCTGATATGGCTCCAACTTGGTTGTTGTTTGATTCTGATTGGATGCATACAAAACAATCAATTCCCTACTTGACAAAGTTAAAAAAAGTTGTTAGTATAGGAAGAATTAAGTGGATTGAAGGTAGTAGTAGTGTTGGTAAAGATAACTGTTGTTGGTATCTATTTTACAATTCTAAACAAGTTAAACCAATAGAGTTTTGGGGAAGAACATGATATATAAATTAATTGAAGCAGACAGTCCATCACTGATGGTAAAACTACCAGAAACGACTGTTGAAGAAATAAAAGAAAAACATGACTTGACAACACAAGAATTATATGATAATCTAAAAGGCACTATGGCTGCGATGCGTGGTATTGGGTTGTCTGCGAATCAGTGTGGATTGCCTATTCGTGCATTTGTCATGTATACAGATTTGAAAGATGGTAACATTGAGATGTATATCAATCCCAAAATCATTTGGGAATCTGAAGAAACTGAGTTCTTTATGGAAGGGTGTCTAACCTATCCATACCTTTTCCTAAACCTAAAACGCTCAAAGATGATTGAGTTTGAATACATGGATATGGAAGGAAATCAACAAAAAGGTAAGTTTTCTGGGCTTACTGCTCGTATCTTCCAACATGAGTATGACCATATGGAAGGAAAGAACTTCACAATGTATGCGTCAAAACTCAAGTTAGATATGGCAAAAAAGAAAGCTGCAAAAAAGTTGAAAAAAGTTGTAAAAACATCTTGACTTTGTTCTCAAAACAGGGTATTATGAATATACAAACTGAGAAAACAAACGGAGATTTATATTATGGCACATGAACTTGAAATCGTAAACGGTAACGCACAAATGGCATACGTTGGTGAATTACCATGGCACGGACTTGGTACTAAGGTAGAACAGGATTTGACTCCTGCTCAATTCCAAGAAGTTGCTGGACTGAATTGGGAAGTCACAAAAGAAAAACTGATGACACCAAATGGAACAATCGTTCCAAACAAAGAGGCACTTGTTCGTTCCTCTGATGGTGCAATCCTTGATGTTGTTGGAACTGGTTGGAATCCAGTGCAAAACTCAGAGGCATTTGAATTCTTCCATGACTATGTTATGGCTGGTGACATGGAAATGCACACTGCTGGTTCACTCAAGAATGGACAGATGGTTTGGGCACTTGCAAAAACCAAAGAATCTTTTGAACTGTTCAACGGTGATGTAACAGATAACTACTTCTTGTTTACTAACCCACACCAGTTTGGTAAGTCAATCAATATTCGTATGACACCAATTCGTGTTGTATGTAACAATACTCTTACATTGTCTCTTTCACAAGAAACTGACAAGATGGTTACAGTAAACCATCGTAAGGCATTTGACCCAGATATGGTTAAAGAACAGATGGGTATTGCTCGTGAAAAAATGGAACAATACAAATCAATGGCTGCGTTCTTGGGTTCAAAACGCTACACTGCCGATAACGTAATCCAATACTTCAATGAGGTGTTTGGTGCTCCTGCAAAAGAAAAAGTGGACAATGTTATTCCTTTCACTTCTCGTAATGCAAAGACTGCCTTTGAGAACTTGGATACACAACCTGGCGCTAACTTTGCTCAAGGTTCATGGTGGACTGCATTTAACTCAGTCACACACATGACTGACCACTTGCAAGGTCGTGAGAACGACTCTCGCTTGCAGTCTGCATGGTATGGACGTAACCGTAAGGTAAAATTAAATGCACTAGATAAGGCTATTGAATACGCTGAGGCGGCATAAGTCTTATATATAATATAGGGTGCAGTTCGTAAGTCGCCCTGTTCGACACAAATATGCTTACTCTGTGTCGCAAATCACGGTTTTGGTAGTTTCCGCCCAAAAAACTACCACTTTATAAATAAACGTGATATGCCGTAATGGGTATCACACTGTAACTTGCTTTTTAAAGGAGAAACAAAATGGTAAATACAGCTCTTACAGACCCTTTTGACAGGGTTAAAACTTACTCTATCGGATTCGATAGAATGTTTGACAGACTACTTGATGATAGTCTTGTTACAACAACAAACTACCCCCCTTATAATATCGTAAAAATTGATGACACCAATTATGCAATTCAGATTGCAGTTGCTGGATTCGGTAAAGACGATATTGAGATTGAAACAAAAGAGAATACTCTTTCAATCAAGTCTAAAGAAAAGGGTGATGTTGTTGATGAAACAACTTATCTGCACAAGGGCATTTCAAATCGTGCCTTCAAGAGAACTTTCACTATCTCTGATGATGTGGTAGTTAAAGGTGCAACTTTTGAAAATGGGTTGTTGAACGTAGAACTTGAAAGAATCATTCCAGAGGAAAAGAAGCCTCGCCTGATTAAAATCAAGTAATTTTGTAAGAGCGCCTCTTGACAGAGGCGCTCTTTTATGTTATAGTATGTGTAATTGAATTGAGGATTTGTAATGAAATATTTTAAGAACAAAGAAGAACCTGTAGTAGTTGACAAAATTGACTACAAATATTCAGAGGATAGAATCCTCAAAGAGTTGCAAGAGTATATTGATAAAACTTACTCTGCACACTATTCCCACAATAGATTTCAAGCAACAGAATTCATCATGGACTCGGGCCATGGAGAAGGTTTCTGTATCGGTAACATTTTAAAGTATAGTCAACGATACGGAAAAAAGGACGGCAAGAACAGAAATGACTTGCTAAAAGTGATCCATTATGGTATAATGGCACTTCATAATCACGATACAACGGAGAATAATTGATATGAAACTTAGTAATGATACCAGAGAAGTTCTAAAGAACTTTTCTACCATTAACCAGAATCTACTGGTAAAAAATGGAACTGTGATTGGAACAATGTCAGCGATGAAAAACATCGTTGCAAAAGCTACTGTTCCAGATACTTTCAATAATGAATTTGCAATCTATGACTTGAATGAATTCCTGTCTGCAATGTCTCTATTCAAAGATCCAACTCTTGCATTTGATGAAAAGAGTGTTCTATTTAATGAAGAGGGTGGAGGCAGTAAACTAACTTATATGTTTAGTGATCCTTCTATCGTGACAGCTCCCAAGACAGAAATAACTATGCCTTCTGTTGATGTAGAGTTTACCTTTACACAAGACACCTTCAATCAGATTCTAAAAGCATCTGCTGTTCTTAGTGTGCCTGATGTGGTTCTAACTGGAACTGCTGGTGGTAGTATTGAGCTTACTGTTACTGATCGTAAGAACGATACTTCTAATGACTTCAGTATCACAGTCGGTGAAAACTCACCAACTGATTTCACATATTTCTTTAAGGTAGAAAACCTCAAACTTCTTGCAGGCGACTACAAGGTAGAAGTATCTCAAAAAGGCATCTCGCATTTTACTAATATGAATAAGTCGATTGAATACTTCATTGCTCTTGAAGCATCATAATGTATCATAAACTAGTCATTAACCCACTTAATGACTCATATGTGAAACATTTTTGACAAGGAGCTATATAATGAATGATGTGATACTATGGGTGGAGAAATATCGTCCATCCAAAATCAGTGAGTGTATTCTAACTGATGATTTAAAAACAACTTTCCAGACCTTTATAGATGAAGGACACATACCAAACCTTCTTTTATCTGGTGGGGCTGGAGTGGGTAAGACCACAGTTGCAAAAGCAATGCTTGAGGAACTTGGCGCCACCTATATGATGATTAACGGTTCTGAAGAATCAGGCATTGATGTTCTCAGAAACAAGATTAAGAACTTTGCTTCTACTGTCTCTATGGATGGTAATCGTAAGTTTGTGATTTTGGATGAGGCAGACTATTTGAACCCACAATCTACACAACCAGCTTTGCGTGGATTTATTGAAGAGTTTCATAAGAACTGTGGTTTCATCTTAACCTGTAACTTCAAGAACCGTATCATCGACCCTTTGCATAGTCGATGCTCTGTAATAGAGTTTCGTATTCCTGCTACTGACAAACCTAAACTTGCTGGACAATTCTTCAAAAGAGTGCAAACCATTCTTCAAGAAGAAAAAGTTCAGTTTGAACCAAAGGCTGTTGCTGGTGTTGTTGAAAAACACTTCCCAGATTGGAGAAGGGTTCTTAATGAACTGCAAAGGTATTCTGCCTCTGGTATGATTGATGGTGGTATACTAGTTAATCTATCAGAAACCAACATGAAGGACTTAACAACTTTCCTTAAAGAGAAAGATTTCAAGTCTATTCGTAAATGGGTTGCAAACAACCTAGATAATGATCCTGCTCGTATGTACCGTAAGGTATACGATTCCCTGTATGAAGAAGTACAGCCTTCCACTGTTCCTCATCTTGTTCTCGCAACAGCAGACTACTCTTACAAATCTGCCTTTGTCGCTGATCAAGAAATCAATATGCTTGCATTTATGATTGAGGTTATGACACAGGTGAATTGGAAATGAGTTATGAACTAAAAGATTATCTAAAATCTATCAACGAAACAAAGGAAAATCTGATGGATTCAGATGATCCTATGTGGGAAAAGAAATATTCACCGTTCATCATTAACAAGTGTTTGGCGCCATTCAATGACACCATAATGCTTGTTAATGAGATGAATCAACGTCACCACCTTGACACCAAACTCCAATATGACTTTTTACTAAATACTATTAGATCGAAGAAGCGATATGCGCCTTGGGTAAAGGCAGATAAGTTGAAAGATTTAGAGTATGTAAAAGAGTATTATGGTTATAGTAATGAAAAAGCAAAAGCCGCTCTGAAGATACTTGATAATGAACAGATAACCACTATTAAAAATAGTTTGAATAAAGGTGGAAGAAAATGAATGAAATTGAATGGCATCCAGAGAAGATGCTGGAAGTAAAATTAAAAGAGCCGGATGACTTCCTAAAGGTTAGAGAAACCTTGTCTCGTATCGGAGTGGCATCTCGTAAAGAGAGAAAACTATATCAGTCCTGTCACATTCTACATAAACAAGGTAAATATTATATCGTCCATTTCAAGGAACTTTTTGCTCTTGATGGTAAAGACACAAATCTAAATGAAAACGATGTATCAAGACGAAACTCAATTGCTGGACTACTAGGTGATTGGGGATTGATTGAAATAATTGGAGAAGCAGAACCTAAAGCACCGCTTTCTCAAATTAAAGTAATCGCTTTCAAAGAAAAAGACGAATGGATTTTGGAAACAAAATATAATATTGGTAAAAAGAGAGTAGAATAATTGGCACAATCGTTTTCTACATTCATCACAGAACAACAAATGCCTCTTAAAGAGGTAAAGATTCAAGTTGCAGTTCTAACCAAAGTTCGTTCTAAGAACAAAGAACTTGTTAGTAATATGATTGCAACCGCCTGTGAAAAAATGGGTATTGAATGTCATGTTGTAAATGTTCGTGACGCATGGGTATCTAAAAATGATCTTGAAAAGGGAACTCTTATCATCTCAAATGTTGATGGAAAAGATGTAGAGTTTGACATTTCAAGAACAGTTTGCTTCGTGCGGGCGGGCGTGCTCGAGGATGAAATTGGACTTGCGATATTAGGAACATTTGAAAACGCTGGTGCGTTTATGGTAAATAATCGTGATGGTATGATGACTTGTGATAATAAAATGTCATCTTACATCTCTTTTGAAAGAGACAATATTCCTGTTCCAAAAACAGCACTTGTTTCAAATGAAGAATCTATTGAACCAGCTCACGAAAAAATTGGTGGAAAGTTTCCAGTTATTATTAAAACAATTACAGGAACACAAGGTATTGGTGTCTCTATTGTTAATGATTATCAGAGTATGGTTTCTGTTATCCAATCTCTTTGGAAGTTTAAGGCAGAACTACTCATACAGGAATATTTGAAATTTGATTACGATATTAGAACCGTAGTAATGAACGGTAAGATATTGGCATCCACTAAAAGAATCCAACCAGAAAATGATTTCAGATCTAATAGACACAGAGGTGCAACAACAGAACCACATGAACTTTCTGAAAAAGAAAGAGAATCAGTTCTTGCAGCAGCTCGGGCAGTTGGTGCTTATATTGTTGGGGTTGACCATGCTATTGTTGGTAATAACATTTACATTCTAGAATGTAATGGTAGTGCTGGCATTGGTTCTAATTTTGGAATGTATGACATCACTATAGAAGAGTCTGATGAGAATTATTACAGGGGTAGTGCAAAACCAGCAGAGATTGTAGAGAAAATGTTAGAATATCTAACCTCTGCAAAAAATCGTAGACACTCATTCCCAACTGAAGCAGGATATGTTGAACGTATTGAGATTGAAGGTTATGGCCCAATTCGTGCAAAGTTTGATACTGGTAACGGAACAAAGGCATCTATGTTTGTTGTAGACGAACTGGAAGTCAAAGGTAAGAAAGTTTTTTGGGGTAAGAATGGTAAGAAGTTTGAATCTAAACTTCAAGGTATGTCTCACCCTGCCCATGTAGGCAAAATTGATGAACGACCAATCGTGCATTTGAATGTTCGTTTTAATAACAAGTTATATAAGGATGTTCCATTTGGATTGTCCACGAAAGATTCCATGTCAACCGTTCTGGTAAATAGAGAACTATTGACACGGTTTAAAGTGTCTGTAAATCCTATCAGAAGATTTGTATTATCTGATTGGATTGAACGGGCAGAAGTAAATGATGATGACGGTTAAATTGAAAGGAAATATCATGCTACTAGATGCAGTAAGAAAACACGCAGAAGGACATATTGCAAAACACAAAGCAAATGTTCTTGTATATCTGAACAACCCAGTTGGAATTGGTGAACACTCAGATATTATTGATGCCGTAGAACATGAACTAATGGAAATAGCTAAATATAATGACCAACTAGAGATGTTGGATAAATATTTCGCAAACGAAGAACAGAATCAGTATACTCTTTTCTCTTGACAAATCCCCCTAATGGTGGTATATTTACATAATGAAGTTTTACACACATATCGCCCAATGGGGTAATCAATTACTTGTTCGTGCAGTAGAGAATGGTGTTCGTTCTAACTACAAAGTTAAATACGAGCCCACTCTTTATGTTCCTGTAAAGAAGGACACTGGATGGAAAACATTGGACGGCAATAATGTCAGTCCAATGAAGTTTCTTACAATCAAAGAAGCAAAAGAGTTTGTAGAACAATACTCCAACCAACCCTGGCTTGTCTATGGGTTGACACAATTCCCTTATACCTATATCGCAGAAACATACCCAAAACAAATTCAGTTTGATAGTTCGCAGATGCGTATTGTCACTATTGATATTGAGGTGGAGTGTGAGAATGGATTCCCTAATGCAGAACAAGCAATTGAACCTATGCTCTCCATTACAATCAAAAACCATGATACTGGACGAATAAAAGTTTGGGGATTGCACGATTATCACAACGATAGAGAAGATGTGCAATACATCAAATGTCAAACCGAGCGAGAACTTCTAGCTCAATTCATTTCGTGGTGGGAAAGTGATCATCCAGATATTATCACTGGTTGGAATACTGAAAGATTTGATATTCCCTATCTTTGTAACAGAATTAAATCTGTTATGGGTGAAGACGCAATGAAACGTCTATCGCCTTGGGGGGTAGTCAATGCAAGAACTATCACTGGTGTATATGGTAAAAAAGAACAAGTCTATGACATCATGGGTGTTGAGGATTTGGATTATCTTTTACTATATCGTAAACACACTTATGTAAGACAGGAATCTTATCGACTTGATCATATCGCTCGTGTCGAACTTAACGAGAAGAAAGACGAAAATCCATATGAGACTTTTCGTGATTGGTATACTAAAGACTATCAGTCTTTCCTAGACTATAACATTCAAGATGTGGAACTCGTTGATAAACTAGACGATAAGATGAAACTGATTGATTTGCACTTAACTATGGCTTACGATGCAAAAGTGAATATCACTGATGCATTTACTTCTGTTAAGTATTGGGATGTTCTTATCTACAATCACTTACTTTCTAAAAAGATTGTCATTCCTCAAAAAACAAGAAGTGAAAGCAAAAGTGAGAAGTATGCTGGTGCGTATGTAAAAGAACCACAAGTTGGACAGCATAAATGGGTTTTGTCTTTTGACTTGAACTCTCTCTATCCACACTTGATTATGCAATACAACATATCACCAGAAACATTATTGTCTGAGAAACTTCAAGGTATTGATGTTGATTATATGTTGAATGCTAAACCTATTCGTAATCTTCCAGAAAATACTACACTTACACCAAACGGTGCAATGTTCTCAAAACAGAAACAAGGTTTCTTACCAGAGATGATGCAACAAATGTATGATGATAGAACCATCTACAAGAAAAAGATGTTGGATGCAAAGCAGAAGTATGAAGATACTAAAGATCCAAAGTATCTAAAAGATGTTTCTCGTTTTCACAACATTCAGATGGCTCGTAAGATTTCATTGAACTCTGCCTATGGTGCGATTGGTAACGAATGGTTCAGATATTATGAATTGAAGATTGCAGAAGGCATTACTTCTTCTGGACAATTATCTATTCGATGGATTGAGAAATCCTTAAACATCTACATGAACAAATTACTTAAAACTGAGGGAGTTGATTATGTCATTGCAAGTGATACGGATTCAGTATATATTACTTTTGACAAATTGGTTGACAGTTTGCTTAAAAAGAGAAGTGATGAGTCGGAAGATAGTTATCGTGGGAGGGCCGTGGACTTCCTTGATCGAGTCGCTCAAGAGAAAATTGAACCTTTTATTGATAAAAGTTATCAAGCTCTTGCTTCGTATGTAAATGCATTCGATCAGAAGATGCAAATGAAACGTGAGGTAATCGCTGATAAAGGAATCTGGACTGCAAAGAAACGATACATTCTCAATGCATGGGATGTTGAAGGTGTTCGTTATCACGAACCGTCTTTGAAGATTATGGGTATCGAGGCAGTCAAGTCATCAACGCCTGCACCTTGTCGTGAAAAGATTAAAGAAGCTCTAAAGATTATTATGTCTGGAACAGAAAAGGATGTAAACAACTTTATCCAAGAGTTTCGTGAAGAGTTTATGAAACTACCACCAGAGGAGATTGCATTTCCTCGCTCTGTGAACGGTATTGATAAGTGGAGTGACAGTTCTAATATTTTCAAGAAGGGAGCTCCAATGCATATCAAAGGTGTTATTCTTTATAATCATTTTGTTCGTCAGAACAAACTAACGAACAAATATCCAC